TCAATTTCGATTGTTGAGCTGATAGCGCATCTTGCACTCACGCCGCTTAATGCTTCCTTCTTTCCCTACATATGAGCAGACCCAGTCTTCAGGACGGTTCTCCTTTCCTACTACCACTATTTCTTTTGGCGTTGTGGATGTTCTTTGTTCGTCTTGTACAACTCTTGTTGCCTGGACGATATTTTTTGCGCCTGATGGTTTGTAGTTTCTGTCGTTGAATACGGTTTGCTTTTCGGGTGGCGTTTCTATTTTTAGGGGTTTTTCTAGCAACTCAATTTTTTCTTGAATTGGTTCGTGCCGGACTGTTGCCCTGATCGGTTTCGGCGGCGGTGGTGTTTGGTAATACTGTGTTTGCTCAACTGTCTTTTCTTTTTCTTGGTTGAACCATGGTGTGCCGGAAACGTGAATGCCGTTCTTTATCTGATTTATATCTATGATTATTGGTTTTCCGAACATCATAGCCAGCGCCCAAAAGACTGCGGACCCTATTCCTAGGATCGCGACAAATCGCCATGGGCTTTCTTTTTTCCTGTTGCGAATGTATTCGGGTATGTCGTCCTGGTCTGCTTTCATTTTGCACTCCTTTGCCGGAACCATCTTTTAGCTGCTAATTCTGTTAATGCTATCCCGCGCTTTGAGTTTGCAAGTTTCGATGTGCTTCATCGTATTCGGGGCTTGTTTGTCCGCTATCGGGGTTTATTTCTCCTGATGCTAGCCATAGTGCGTATTGCGGATAAATTTTTACTAGCACGTCAATTTCTTCGGTACTGACTCTTACCGCGCCCTTGCTAACACTTCGCCATCTGTCGTGGTTTCCCCCGCCAATTTCGCTTGCTCTTTTCGGGCCTACTAGTTTTATCAATAGCCTAGCCCTATCAGCGGACGTTTCCATATAGAAATATTTCACCATTTATTGCGTGGGCAATAGTTTCCCACGATCACTAGCTGGGTTATAGTTTCCCTGAGAGAAATAATTGCCCAGAAAGTTCGGGCGCCCTCAATGACCCAAATAGTGCCGGAATGACCATGACAATGGAACTGGAATCCCTAGACGCTAGCCGCCTCGTTGAGGTGCAAAAGGATGTTGAGCTGATCGAGCAATGGGCTGAACGCAATGGCGTGACCTGCGACACGGCTCGCGCCTGGGCTAAGCGCGGCGTTCTTCCCACGATCAAGCTCGGCAAGCGCCGGATGATCAACTGCGTTCAGTTTCGTGCGTGGCTCCTGGAACAGGAGTGGACGGCATGAATAGTCAACTGAGCCGGGCGCTTTCTTGGCTTTTGGATCGTCTTCTCACGGTCCGCCTTGCTGATTTTCGTGCTGATTCGGGGCGCCATGAATTCCTTCGGGTTCAAGGCTATTTGGCCGCACTCGAAGATCTTGGTGTTATCACCTGGGACCAGCTCTGCATGTTCACTGACCTGCTGCTTAATGCGTCGCAGCATGGTGGTGAGCCATTTCCGTGTGGGCTTAATGCGGGGCCTGTGATGCCTTTTATCGTGGCGTACAAGCGGCGTTATGCGCTTCGTGGTGGTCATGTAAAGCCCTCGGCGCGGGTGCCTGCTGATGAGCGTCCCAGCGAAGTATCTGCGCCTGCCTCACGCCCCGAACTGCGATTGCTCTGTCTGCTGGTCAAGGATCGCGACGGCAAAGCCCGCTCCCTACCCGTCCACATCATGCGACCAATGCCGCCCCGCGTCCTGCGAGTTGGTCGGTGGTCGCTGGCAGGTGACCCCGCGCTTCACCTGCGCGAAACACGAGCCGAACGCCCGTCCCCCGAAGTATTGGCACGTTATTCACGACAGCGGCAAACCGACGCCCTACGTACCTATACGCGAGCCCTTTGAACTGGAGCCCTGACCATGATTCCGCCCCGCCTTGCGCAAATTGAAGACAAAGACGTGCGTTTTTACGTCGTCGCACCCTCCTCGGTGAAATTGGCTTTGAGTGAAGAAGCCATCAGCCGTGGAACTGACCTCTGGTCCCTGGGCGGTGCCGTTCTAGCTCAGTGGGTGGCGGCTGGCTGCCCTGACGGCCTGTCTGCCAATACCGCTCCCTCGTCCCCCGCCCCGTCGCCATCGTCGTCGGTCGCAGGACCAAAGGAGCCCGAAGCCTAGCCCCTGCAAGGGCGCGAAGCGGCGTAGCGGACCCTTGCGGGGGTTAGGTGTAGGGCTACGGTCCGACCGCGACCGATAGATGGTGTCGGGGTGAGGGACGAGGAACCCCCGCCCTTGAGCCTGAGGCCGAGGAAGCGCTTTTGACGTTGCTTCTAAGCGTCGGGACGACAAGAGCGACAGGGATCGTTACCCGTAAGGGCCAAGACCGTAAGGGCTTGGTGAGCGAAGCGAGTAGAGCCCGCCCCGTAAGGGGTCGCCAGACAGAACACGAATCAACGCCAACGGCCAAGGCAAAACGCCAAAAGAGGCCAATGGAAACAGCAAGCCCGAAAGGGCAAACAACGAGGAAGCAGCAATGTTCGCAATCCCAGCAGCAACATCCATCACCAGCCTGTTCGTCATTAAGAAAGACTTCTACACGGTGAAAGACAGCGGCGAAGTCCGTGCCAACGTCCAAGCCCTGTCTCCGATTCCTGCCGGTAGCAATGGCAACGCCCAAGGCTTCGAAGTCACCGAATACGCCGCTGATGCTTCCTGCCTGGAACAGATCGACCTGAGCGAAGGCCCGGTTGCCCTGACCTTTGAAAGCCAGATTCGACCGATCACCAACCGCTTCGGCCGCACCACGAACACGCAAATGCTCGTCAAGGTCGTGTCCAGCCAGCCGGCTGCGCGTCAAGCCGCTGATCCTGCCGTTGAGGCTCGGAAGCTGGTTGCCCAGCAGAACGCAGCAAAGGCTGCTGACCCGGCCAAAGCTAACTAATCGGCCAACTGAAGCGAGGGCGGACCAATGCTGATCGGTGATCAAGTGCTTTGTGACTGTTGCGGTAACGACATGGGCAGGCTCATGGCGCAACCAGCGCCGCAAAGCGACCTGCTGCCCGATCTTGGATTGCCGCCCTACTTCGCTACATGCCCAGACTGCTCTATGCCTGAAGTTTTAATCGAGAAGCGGGTTATAGGGGGTTAAATGGAATTCATCGTGTGTTCTGGAACATGGGTCCGCAATCAAAGTGCAAACATCGACTGCGACGGCGAACTTACGACCATGACACTCGAAGAAGTGCGCAACATACCGTTCGCACAAATGACCGGTGAACAGAAAGCACAACTGACTAGCAGCCTGATCACCTTCTTCGTTCTGATTTTCGTCCTGGTGAAACTCAGACGTCTCGCATAAAGGAGCAATATCTATGAAATACATGACTCAAGTTCGCAAGTTCGGCAGCCGCGCCGCCCTGGGCGTTACCGCTCTGACCGTTTCGGCAATGTCGTTCGCTGCGCCGGTGACTATCGACACTTCCGAGCCCATCGGCCAGATCGCCGAAGGCTCGACCGCTGCGGTCGCTATCGGCCTCGCCATGATGGCGTTCGTCATCCTGGTCGGTGTGCTGATCAAGACCCGTCGCGCCGGCTCTTAAGCCGTTCCCCCGGCGTGCCGGCTTCCCGCCGTGCACGCCTTTTTTTTGCCCGGAGTTTGCATTCATGGAGAAATCAAAATGTTTTGGGCAGACCCGAACAACTGGGTATATCTGGTCCTTATTGGCGGCTTTGCTGCTTTGGCATTCGCCCGCTAGTGCTGAGGATTATTATTGGACTACTGTTGGTGTTCGTGGCTCTACGCCTCATGAGTCATGTGCCAACTATGCTCAGTCAACCACCACCACTAACCTGCCTTATATTCGTGAGCTTTCAGTTACCAGAAGCACTGACACGGCGTTTCTTTGTAATTTCAAAATATCTTCATCGCCTACTGCCGGTGGAAGCGCTAAGCAGTTGGGTACTACTCGGTCTGGCGATTCCTGTCCTACCAATACTGAATACAACCCCGCAACCGGCGAATGCACTGCACCCGAAGAAGACAAATGTCTCGCAACTTATGGCAACCCTTATGTTCATCGCAATTATCTTGGCCCAATTGTTTTAGGTACATTTCCAAAAAAGGCGCCGCCATCCACTATTTGCCATAACTCATGCCAATACGATGATCCTAACCTTGAGCGTGAGGCTTTCGAGTATGTTAGCGGCGACCCTCCTGGTGCATTTAACCTGTATCGTTACTTTGGTAATGGGCAGGAATGCCAAGCATCCGATGAAGAGGCTGTCGCTCCTGATTCTTCCGAGCCTCAAACGGACAAGAACAACAAGTGTGAAAACAAGGTTTGTTTAACTACCGATGAAAATGGTGTTTGCCAGCAATACACATATTCTTGTAAGGCAACTGAAACACATACCGAACCGCCTACTAATTGCGACTTTGGCACGGTTAACGACAAGCCTGTTTGCGTACCAAATAGCCCCGGCCCTACGCTAGAACACAAAGACGTTAAGACTGACGTCGAAGAGAAAATAAACGAGGATGGCTCTAAGGACACCACCACGACTACAACAACAACCACGACCAACTGTAATGGCGCCGGTTCTTGTTCAACTTCGACCACAACCAACGTCAACAATAAGCACACCAACGCCGATGGCTCCGATGGTGGCGAAAGCTCCACCTGTACCGGTCCTGATTGCAAAGACTCCAGCGGCAAGTCACCTAACGACAAGAAACAGGAACAGGAAGAGAAGGAAGAGAACGAATCCAAAGTCTCTGGCGATGCTTCTTGCGCTGCTGTTCCAAGTTGCACCGGCGACGCCATTCAATGCGCGATTCTTCGCCAGACCCACACTCAGCGCTGCGCTGATGAGAAGTTCCAGGAGGTGGACGCCGAAGAACTTGTGGCCGGTGTTTCCGGCGACATGTCAGGCGAGGGATTTCAGCCATTTGGGGAAGGGGAGCGGGGCAACTTCGACCTGGCCGGGATGATCGACACCAGCTCCACCATCGGCGGCTCCTGTCCAGCGTTGCCCCCGATCACCTTCACCATCAGGGGCGTCACCAAGTCGGTCGAGTTCGGCACCGTCATGGCTGAAATCTGCAAATACGCCTCCTGGTTTTCTTACCTGATGGTCGCTTTCGCCATGCGGCGTGCGGCTGAAATCGTGGCGGGAGGTATGGCCTGATGCAGATCATCATCCAACTGTTTTTCCGGCTCCTGGGCGTTGCGGTTGTCCCGCTCGGCTGGAAGCTGCTCAAGGGTCTCGGCTTCATCGGCGTGACCTATACCGGCGTGCACCTGGTCATGGATCAGGCCCGCGATTACGTCTTCACGCACCTGATGTCGATGCCAGGGGAGTGGGTCCAGCTGATTGGCCTGCTCAAGCTCGACGTGTGCATCAACATCCTGTTCTCGGCCTACATCGCACGCGCCGTGTTGTGGGGCATGGACAAGGCCACCGGCAGCAAGTCGGCCATTCGTTGGGGAGGGAAGCTCTAATGCTCTATTTGCGCACCGGCCTGCCAGGCTCCGGCAAGACGCTCAACACCATCCGCGAGATCGAGCTCGAGCATGGTCCGGATCCGAAGAACCCCGGCAAGCCATTGCGGACGGTTTACTACTACGGCATTCCCGACCTGGACACCGACAAGCTCAAATGCAAGTGGGTCGAGTTCGACACGCCCGATACCTGGTACGACCTGCCTGACGGCTCGATCATCGTCATCGACGAAGCCCAGCGTGTTTTCGGTGCTCAGGATGGCCGTAAAGCGCGTCCTGAGAAGGTTGCTCGATTCGAGACGCACCGGCACCAGGGCTTCGATATCTACCTGATCACTCAGCACCCGTCGCTGGTTATGAGCCACGTGCGCAAGCTGGTTGGCAAGCACATCAACATGTACCGGCCGTACGGCGGCAAGCGCCTGCTGCGCCACGAATACGAGTTCTGCATCGACAGCCCCGAGAAGCGCAGCAACTTCAAGCTTGCCCAGGAGCGGCGTATCAAGCTCGACCCGAAATACTTCGGCGTCTACAAGTCGGCCACTGTGCACACGCACAAGTTCAAGCTGCCGAACTACGTCTGGTACATCCCGGCCTGCCTGGCGGTCATTGCGGCCTGCCTTGGCTGGGTCTGGTACACCTACGACGTTGGCAGCTCTGACGCCGAAGTCGTTGCCACTGAGCAGCCAGCAGCGCCTGCGGCATCTTCCGGCCTGAACCTCTCGCTCAACCCGCTGGACACGGTGTCCAACTCGTTCAGCCTCGGCCAGCCATTGACCCAGCAGCAGTACCTGGACAGCTTCGTGCCGCGCCTGGATGACGTGCCCATGTCGGCGCCGCGATACGACAGGCTGACCGAGCCGAAGTCATTCCCACGGCTCGTTTGCGCTTCCAGCGATGACCCTCGCGTGATCGATCGCGCGCGTACCAAAGGCTCGCCAGTGGGCTCCAGGAATGGCCGGGAATACACCTGCCAGTGCTACAGCCAGCAGATCACCCGAATTGAGACCACGGCAGAGTTCTGCCTCCAGGTGGTGGAGCATGGCTTCTTCGACGACACGCGGCCCGAACTCAACCAGATGGCCGGAGCAGGTTCCATGTTCAGCTCCAGCAGCACGGCTGCTGCAACTGGGCGAGTGCCCGCAGCCCAGATGCAGCAGCCGGCTCAATACGTGCCCAAGCCCATTGTTCAGGCTGGTGGTGGCAAGCCTGGGCATCTGTGGTGATCGCCATGACTGATTACCTGATCGAGCTTCAAGCGCCTGACGGCGTGACCATCGTTGCGCCGGTCGATGGCTGGCGTGTCTGTGAATGTAATAGCGGTGATGGTGGTTTGGATTGGTGCGATGACTGTAGGGAGCGCTTCGCGACCGCTGCAACTGGGCGAGTGCTCGCAGCCCAGATGCCGCGGTCGTGAAGCGGATGACGTCCCTGTAGCACGTCAATAACACACGAATGAAAACGGTCAATAACAGTCATTAAGGATCAGTCATGGTAAAGGATCAGATTCGAGTTCAGTTCACCTCTGAAGGTGAGGTTGTCGAGACGGCGAAGGGCCGCTTCTTTTTTGATAGTCACCTTGCCAAGTTCACGGATCTGTCAGGTGTTCGCCTGTTGCGTTGTGGCGTCGATACCGTTCGCCAGCTCTATGAGGGCCTGCTGCGGCCCGAACTGCTGGCGCTGTTCGGTGACAAGCCCTGTTTGGTCGATTTTGCTGGCTATCGCTTCCATGCCTCCCGTGTGGGCCGCGACAGCGGTTATCAGTTCAAACTTCAGAATTCCGACCTTGGGTTGGTCGTGCTTCTGAAAAACTTCAACCGCAAGCTGGATGCCATTGGGCCGCATCTCAAAATCGAAGTATCGCCTCATGCGATTGACGCTCATGAGCCCGAACGTCTTCAGCTGCTTATGGATCGCTTGGCCGGCGAAGCCATGAGCAACGTGGTTCCGAAGCAATGCGCGGTGCACATTGCGGTCGATTTCCAGAATTGGACGCCGCCTGAAGACATGGTCGCGCGCATGCACTGCAAGGCGACTTCCATTCGCAGCTTCGACGGCGTCAATCGTTTCGAGTGGGCCGACAAGTCGGCTACCTATGGCCGTGGCCAGTCCTTCCTGTTCGGTTCTGCGGGCGCCTGTCAGCTCGGCTTCTACAACAAGACGCTTCAGGCTCGCGCTATCGACAAGCTCGACTTTTGGGAAAGCGTCTGGAAGCGTAGCGACAGCTTTGATGAAAACGACTCTGACAATTACGACCCTGAGCAACCGGTGTGGCGTGCTGAGTTCCGTTTCCATCACTCTATCGTCGATCAGTTTGCAGCCGGGAGCTGCTCCACTGAATCTGGCCAGTTCATCGAAACGCGGACCTTCGCAGAATTTGCGCCCCATCTCGATGGCCTCTGGCGTTATGGCTTCAGTCGTTTCCGCCTCATGTCGCGCCCTGGAATCATGGATCCGATCTGGACGCTGTTGCGCGATGATGTGACCGTTGAGACGGGTGTCAGCTCCCTGGTCGAAAAGACCTATTACAAGCGTCAATACAAGACCGCCAAGGGCTTCAGCGGCAAGAACATCGATCTCATGATCGGCAACGCCATCACGCTCGCGGCGCGGCAAGGGTTGGACGCAAAAAAGACGTATCAGGCTCTTAAGAGCCTGCCCTTCTGGCCGCTGATCCGCACTTATTACCGTGACAAGGGTATGACGCCTCAGGACGTGCGGGCCATGATCGGTGAGCGCCTTGAGGAACGCGTGGTCCGATGGGGGGTTGCGGTCTGATGGCAATCGAACAACTGCCGGATGGCCGCTGGAAAGTCGATGTTGAGCCTGTGAAGGGCAAGCGGTTTCGCAAGACTTTTAAAATGAAGGCTGAGGCTCAGCGATTCGAAGCAACATGCCGCGCCAAGGTCATTGAATCGCCGGATTGGTCGCCTCGTCCAAAGGATCGGCGGCGCCTTTCTGAACTTGTGGGCCGCTGGGCTGTTTTGCATGCTCATACGCTGGCTGACGGTGAGGCTCGTCGGCGCCTTCTGGATGCGTTGGCCAAAGACTTGGGTGACCCGGTTGCTGTGCGGCTGACGGGAAATGATTACGCTGAGTATCGTGCTAAAGCGCTTAAGGATGGTGCGAATCCGAAAACATTGAACAATCGGCTTGGCTACCTGCGATCAGTGTTCAATGTTCTTCGTGATCTCGATGACATCGACTATCCCAATCCATTGGCGCGTGTCCGTCCGCTTCGGCTTCAAGAAAAGGAACTTGGCTATCTGACCGAAGATCAGGTCGGGGTCCTGTTTGAGGCCATCCATCGGCGCTGTACCACGCCGCATGTTGCTATGGTTGCTGCGATCTGCCTTGCCACTGGGTGCCGTTGGGGTGAAGCGCAGTCTCTGGCCGCTGATCGTGTTCGCTCTGGTCTGGTCACCTTTGTGAATACCAAAGGCAAGCGTGTCCGGTCTGTTCCGATTGACTCTGTTCTAGAGTCGAGGATTCTGGACCATTTCAAGCGGCACGGTAGGTTCTCCAACTGCCTGAATAGTTTTCGGCTTTCCCTGGTTGCCTCTGGCCTGCCTGTGCCTAGCGGCCAGTCATCCCATATCTTGCGTCACACGTTCGCCAGTCGGTTCGTGATGAACGGGGGCAATATCCTGACCTTGCAGAAAATTCTCGGCCATACGTCGCTGACCATGACCATGCGTTATGCGCACCTTGCGCCGGAGCACCTGCGGGATGCTTTGACCTTTGGTCCTGTCCGCGATTTTCGACAGTTCTTCGACACTTGGCCGGCCTCAAACGAAAAAGCCCCAGAAACTCTAGGAATTTCAGGGGCTTAG